GTTTCTAACCGGGGGAGGCTGTGTTTCGTCGTTCTAGGTCGCAGATGGTGAGTCCGTAGCCCATATCATCGCCACCGTAATAGAGTTCGAACATTTCGGTGCAGTCGTGGTTTGCGAGCACACAGCGCTTAAGGTCGATACCTTGGCGGTTAGGTTCGGTTTCCCACTCTTCCAATACATGGAGAGTTTCTAACCGGGGGAGGCTGAAGATGTTGGTGGTCATTGGTGTGATCCTTTCTAGATGTTTCGTGCTTCCAGTGCGGCGATGATATCGCCCGCGATGATGGTGGCCGCGTAGATGGCCATGTCGGCTAGTTTTTCTTTGGTTTCGGCTGATAGGAAGGGTGTAGTGATATCGCTGCTCATGAGTTAAGGTTTGTGCTTTCTAGTCAATATGGCGGTCGAGTACTGCGGTGATTTGCGCATCTGTGATGTTGTCGAAGGTGAGGCAGATGGCGATGGCGCGCTCTAGTTTGGCTTGCATGTGTTCGACATATGTGGCGCGATGTTCGTTTTGTTCCAGGTTGAACAGGTCGGAGGAGTTGCGGAGTTGATCAGGGTCGCCAACTATGCTGATGCTGGTTTGGAAGTCCATAGCTTATATCTCAAGTAGTTGGAGTGCTTGCCATTCTTCGGTGATGTGCTCTTTCAGTTCAGCTAATTTGTAGTCGCTGTAGGCGTTGTCCATGGCGGGTATCCTTTGAGGCGGTAGGGTGCCGGTAAAACTCTCGTCTAGCGGCGCGGTGGTGGTTTAGGCTGCGGGGGTGAAGTAGTAGCGGTCGTCTAGTGTGGAAACTTTCCAATGGTTGATGTAGTTGCCGTTTTCGTCCATTTCAATGAACAGTTCATCTGTTTCGTAGTAGTAGAGGGTGTTCATTGTGTAGGTCCTTTTCTGTGTGTTAGCGGTTGATTTGGTTGATGAGGTCGCTTGCAAAAGCGTCGAGGTCGTTGGTTAGACTGAGCTCGCTGTCTAGCATGGTTTGGCGATTGATTGAGGTCGCAGTTTTGATGATCGCTTTGATCTCGATCTGCGTGAGGTGCTCGGCAGCTTCCCGGTATGAATTTTTTAGGTTTGCGACTAGGCGGGTACCTAGCGGGGTATTTTCATTGTTGAGGTTGAGCGTTTCTGCGCCGCGAATGTAGTCAATGTATTCGTAGGTTGCGTCGAAGAATTCGGAGATGATGTTGTCTAGGTGCTGTTCGGTGTTTTTCTTTGCGTTCATGTTTTCGTTTCCTTTTCGGTGTGTGTCTTTCTTGCTGACACCAACTACATTACACCAGGCGAAAGGCAAGTCAAAACAATACCCCCATTAAGGGGTAATTTGGAAACAAACATGCAGGTCACAGCGTTTTTAACTCCATCTACCCCCATGCCTTGACAACACTTAAAAACTGGCTATGATCAACACAAAGAAAGGCCCCCCACAATGACAACAATAAAACTCACCAAATCAATTGAAAATGTGCCACCAAGTGCAGAAATAAGACAACAACTCAAGGAAGAAAACCGCCCTGTATGTGTGGCATTCAGCGGTGGAAAAGATGCACTGGCAGCAGCGTTAGCGCTAAAAAATGAGGGAATATCCATCAAACTCGCCCACCTCTACCCGGTGCCCGGAGTTAACCCCCGCCAGCCTCTAGAGTTTTCGCGCCGATACCTCGACTACTGCGAAGATAAGCTAGAAACAAAGATCCACCGATACCCCCACCCAGGCTTCTACCGCCTGTTGAATAATTATATTTTCCAAGCGCCCGAACATCTACCGTCAATTTTCCGCGCGGGCATACCTACACCCACATTTGAAGAGATGTGGGAATTTATCCGCGCAGATCTAGGCCTGGATGAAGATACATGGGTAGCTGATGGAGTCCGCGCCTCAGATAGCCTAGTGCGCCGCGCTAGTATCAAAAAGCATGGGGCTATGAAAACTAAGGGCCATAAAGTCTCTGCGATCTATGATTGGCTACAAGGCAGTGTTTATGACTACATCAAAGATCACAACATTGACTTAGCCCCTGATTATGAATGGTTCGGCAGATCGTTCGATGGCATTGACTACAGGTTCATTGAGCCTATGAGCAGATTCGCCCCAGATGACTACCAACAGGTGCTGAAGTGGTTCCCCCTAGCAGAATTGGAGTTGATTCGTCATGACATTCGAGTTTAAGGGCAGCGGTTTCGACCTCAAGGGTGAAAGCTTCTCTTTCGCGAAAGGGTTCGCTAAAGCTGACCCTGATAATCCACTGAAAGATGTGGAATATTGCGATCCGCCTAACCTCAATGAAGATTGCGCCCGCGAGCTTGAAGCATTGCAGAAAGATTTTAGCGACCGAGCGCGCCGCGAGCCCGACCGCTATCGTGATGCCACAGACTCAGAATATTGGTTTGCGGTGTGCTTTAAGACTCGCAAACATAAAGAGCGCTTTCTCAAAGAGCTAGGCGTCAAGCGCAAAGTTTTGGGAGATAAATATATCGATGGCCACATGCTGGCAAAGTTGATGGGGTTCGATATTGAATAGGTTATAGTTGGGGACACTTTTACTCACTACATTGCGGTTGGTTTGCAGTGTGGTGAGTTTTTTTGTTCGCTGTTTTCACGTAGTGAGAGGAGGTGAGGGTGTCATGAAGCGCAGTTTTGAGTATAAATCTCAATCAGGTAGGTCTCTGAAGGTGACCTATACAGGTCCGCAGAAGCGCGTCGCTGCACGTGCCCGGAAAACCGCACGTGCAGTAGCTCCCGCAAGTTCGGGACTTTCTTAAACGGTATCTATTTTGTTAGGGAGGTTGTTCACTCATGGCAGGACGAGGTCCCGCACCTAAACCAGCGTCTAAACGGGCGCGGCGTCATGCCGACCCGACACCCACAACGATTCTGCGGTTTGAAGAAGCTTCCCAACCGGAGCTGCCCACGTCTGTTCCCTGGCCGGATGAGACATTGAACTGGTGGAAGATGTGGGCAGATGCTCCACAGTCGGAGCATTTCGGTTCGACTGACTGGTCTTTCCTGTTGGATACCGCAATTCTTCACGCCGAACTGTGGGGCAGGGGCGACACATCCGTGCTGTCGGAGTTGCGTATCCGTGTAGCCAAGTTCGGTGCGACGATGGAAGATCGAGCTCGGCTACGTATGCAATTTGCTGATGCCGATGCTGCTGATGCGCGACGCCCTGACGGGCAGGTGGCGTCGGCACGTAATCGGCGCGCGAATCTGCACGCGGTAGATCCGACCGATATTAACAAGTTCAAGCAGGGTAAATCTTCTTAGGAGGTCGCTGGGCATGTCGTGGCAACCACTTGGCGATAGTGATTTCCCTACGCTCGGGTGGCAGGTCATTGACTGGATGACGGCTTATCTTTCGCGACCTGAGGTTGAAGATTATGAGCCGTTCGTCCCTTACCCGGAGCAGGAAGACTTTCTTCTACGCTTCTATGAGCTTGATCCAGCGACGGGGCGTCGTAAGATTCACCGTGGTGTGATTTCACGCCCACGTGGTTGGGGTAAATCGCCGTTCGCGGCGGCTATGGCGTTAGCTGAAGCTATGGGGCCAGTGTTGTTTGATGGTTGGGATGCAAACGGCCAGCCGGTTGGTAAACCGTGGTCAACGGTGCGTACTCCGCTAGTGCAGGTTGCTGCAGTATCGGAGGATCAAACACGCAATACCTGGGATGCGTTACACGAGTTGGTCCAATCTGAACAGCTCTATGACGATTACCCAGGTTTGGAACCGATGGGCGGTTTCGTGAACTTGCCTCGTGGCCAGATCCGCCCGATTACAGCTTCTGCACGGTCGGTGAAGGGTGCCCGCGCGGTGTTTTCCATCATGGACCAGACGGAAACGTGGGTGCGGTCGAATGGTGGGGTTGATCTTGCTGCGGTGATGCGGTCGAATGCTGCGAAGCTTGGCGGGTCGACGTTGGAAACTCCGAATGCTTTTATCCCAGGTGAGGGCAGTGTTGCGGAGCAGTCGGCGGCGTTTTGGCAGCAAATCCAACAGGGCGTCACGCTAGATGATGGCCTGTACTACGATCACCGTGAAGCTCCTGCAGCGACGGATATGAGCGATGAAGATTCACTGATCTTCGGCATGCGCGTGGCCTATGGCGATGCCAGCGGACATTCGGATGGGTGTGTCATTCACGACCCGCCGTGCCCTCCGGGCCATGTTGATTTAGATCGTATTAAGGCAACCATTTGGGATACCGCGAGCGATCCGCAGGTGATGCGGTCGGACTTCCTTAACCAGGTAACGCACGCGAGCGATTCGTGGTTGTCTCAACCCGAGGTTCGTGCGATTGTGGATGACTCTAAAGAAGTTTTGCCGGGTGATCAGATCGTCCTTGGTTTCGATGGTTCCCGTGGTCGCACCCGTGGCAAAGCTGATGCGACCGCACTAGTGGCGATGCGGATATCCGATAAGCACTTGTTCACTATCCGCATTTGGGAGCAGGGGCCGAATGATCCGCAAGATTGGCAGCCGAATCTGTTGGACGTGGAAGCAACCATCGCGGATGCGTTTGATCGCTACCAGGTGGTCGCTTTCTATGCTGATCCATCTGGGTGGCAGGGGCAGGTTGCTGATTGGGAAGCGAAATACGGGCGCAAGTTGCGTGTCCGTGGTTCCCGTAACGCACCTATTTCCGTGTGGCCGAAAGGTAGGGGATCGTTGGTGCATGAAGCAGTGGAAAACATGAGGCAGGCGATTGTTGGTGGGGAGATGACGATGAGCAATGATCCGCAATTGATTAGACATTTCCTCAATGCTCGAAGGCGTGCGACCCGCACCGGCTATTTGCTGTACAAAGCACACCCATCTAGCCCTGACAAGATCGACGCAGCATATGCAGCTGTGATGGCGTATAAGGCGTGTTTGGATGCGACTAAAGCAGGTTTTGGTGGCGCGCCCCGTAAGCGTAGAAAGGCGGTGATCCTATGACCCGTAAGTTAACGAGAGATGAACAGCGTATCCGTGCAGAGCTGAAACAGCAGGTATTTGCGCGGGCGGAAACCAACAAAGAAGCATTGTCTTACTATGACGGATCTGTCCGTGTGCATAGTTTGAACATTGCGGTGCCGCCACAGTTGGCGAACATTGGTGTGGTGTGCGACTGGCCATCGACGGTGGTTGATACGCACCACGAGCGAATGAATTTCCTTGGGTGGGATGACGGCGATGGCTATGGCATGACGGAGTTTAACCGCACGTTTGCTGCAGCTGATCGTATCCAGGAATCTGTGCAAGATTCTTTGATCTATGGTGTTGGTTTCTTGAGTGTGGAGCAGGTGCCGGGCACCAATCAATGGGCGCTGCATAGTGTGTCACCTTTGGATGGAACGTTGCGGTGGGACCCGATCACCGGGCGGGCATCTGCAGCCCTTCGGATCATTCGCAACGCCGGACTAAGCGCCGATGGGTGGGTGTATTCACGTGAGGTGATCCACTTTGAGGGCTACAGTATTGTGGTCCAGCCTGGCACACATCCGAATGATGCTGAGGTGGTTCACGAATATAAGACGGTGCCGGGTATGGTGCCGTTTTTTCGTATCCGCAATAAGCTGCGATCTCGTGAGTGGTATGGGCGTAGTTTGATCACACCATCGGTGAAGTACTACACCCAAGCTGCTGCGCGCACGATGTTGGGTATGGAGATTAACCGCGAGTTTTACACGACACCGCAGCGCTACGCTATGGGGGCGGATATGTCAGATTTCACCGCCTCTGATAACCCTTCGCATCAGGAGATGGTTGAAGCGGGGTGGCGGGTGACGATGGGGCGCATGTTGGCGATCCCACGCGATGAGGATGGGCAGGTGCCTAGTGTTGGGCAGTTCACCGCAGCACCACCGACACCGTATATCGAGCAGTTGCGCGCGTATTCCCAATTGCTTGCATCGGCGACGGGGTTGCCTACTGCGTATCTTGGTTTTTCTACTGAGAACCCGCCGTCTGGTGATGCTATTCGTGCGTGGCTTGAACGCCTTATCCGCAGCATTGAGGGCCAACAGCGGCTTATTACTGGTGATCTTAACCAGTTGGGTTGGACGTTGTTGTATTTGACGGGCACTGCGCGCCCTGTGTGGGCGGAGTTCACGAAACAGGTGGCACCTAAATGGGAGTCCCCGGCGACGCAGCAGTTGGCGGCTGAATCAGATGCTCTGGTGAAGCTTATTGGCGCTGGTGTTCTACCTGCAACGCACCCGTGGGTGTTGGATCGTTTGCGTATTCCTTTGGAGGATCAACTGGCGATGAAAGCTGAGTTGGCGAAACAGGCAGCAGATAAGCGACTCAATGAACTGGGCAGCAAGTTGGGCACTGTGAAGCCAGATGATCTAGCGGGGTTGCAGGAATAACACGATCGGAGGTGGCAGGTGGAAGATCTGATCAAAGCGAACCGCGACCATTACGCACTCGCCTTGGACACTCTCCAGGTGATGGCGCGACGCGACCTGTTGGCACTGTGGTCTGGAGATCCTGGAGAGTCGTGGCACAACAAAACCATTGCGCTTAATGAGATGTACCCCGAGATTGTCCATGACTATGGGTTGCAAGCGGCGGCGGCAGCGGCGGATTACGTTTTCATTCAGCGCAGTTTGGATGATGAACTATCGCTGTTGGCGTACCCAGATCTGGCGGAACCTGTCGACCGGAAACAAGCCCTCGCAGGTCTTAATTGGGCGCTGAAAGATGTTCGCAGAGAACAGACAGAGCAAGATCTACAAGCTGCACGCGTCAAGGCTGAAAAGGTGCTCACTCGTCTAGTGCTGCAACCTGCTAGGGATACCGTCTACTACAACGCAGAAAAAGCAGGTGCACGGTTTCTTGTGATGCCTAGCCCCCGCGCGTGCGCTTTCTGCCTCATGCTTGCATCACGCGGCGCGGTCTACCACGATAAAGACCGTGTTGGTGGTTGGCATGACGGATGTCGTTGTATTGGCATTGAGGGCAACCCCCGAGATGAGCGCACATGGCCTAAAATCACCAAAGAGTTGCAAGATGCGTGGTATGAAAAAGGAAAGGTGCCAGGGTCAGAGAACTATGTGAAAGCTAAAGTTGCTAACGCGATCACATACAAAACTCGCGGTTCGAAGGAAGCCCAGCGTCACAAACCCAGTGGCCACGCACCCCGTGACTACAGCCGCGAAGATCTACACCGGTGGGAATACTATCTGGAGCACCACAAACATAAGCTGCGTGAGTTAAGGGAGTTTCCCTACATTCGTGGTATCGAGATCCCGCCAGAAAGATCCCGTAAGGCGGTTTTGCCCGCCGGTGAGGTGATTGATGTGCCGTCGACACGTCAATTCGCTGGACATGTTTTGTATGGTTGGCGACAGGACTCAACACACCTGGAGATGTTCACCATGAACAAAAGCAAAGGGCACACCGCAGCTAGCGCGAGGAAAGGAGCTGCATTTCCTGCAAGGTGGACAGACCAAGATGTCGTTAACAATATCTATGCAGCGCTCGATGCAGATCAGTCATGGCAGACCGATATCCGCAAAGACGGCGCGCAACGCGTGTTCAAAATTGCGGAGATCGACGGTGTGCCTGTCAAAGTACAGTTCTACCGCAGCGATAGTGGTGTATCCTATGGAATGACAGCTTTCCCTGTGGAATACCTGTAGGAGCTAAAGATGGGGAACAATACACCTGCACAGATAACTTATATCGATCACGTTAACGCGGCGATTGATGTGGTGTCGGAACTGAAGAATCTGTGGGATCCAGATGGGGAAAATCGACAACTCCGCAAAATCGCTGGGGAATGTACCGAAGCCCCTTTTGAAACCATCGGCGACATGTTCGGATATGCAGAGCAACATGGGCTACAGGCCCCCGCAGATCTAGCAGACCGGCTAAAAAACATTGAGCCAGTAGATGACGATGAATCAATGTACGAAGTCTGCATTGAACTTGCAGAAAAACTAGCAGCGCCCGCCGCGTAAACACCTAGTGGGTTTAGCCCAGGTTCGACCCCTGGCGCGGCACTAGACAACAACCCCTTTCACACCCTGACCGACACGGCAGGGAACGTGGAAGGGGTTTTGTCATATCTACACCCGCCCGATACGGGCACAACACCCCTGAAACAGGAGAAAACATCATGAAACACACACGACCGTGGTTCATTCGCACTATCGTTGCTGACTCAGATAATGACGGTGGTGGCAGTGGCGCACCGGATGAGAACACGAAGGTGGCCGACACTGCGACCTCCGATTCGGAAAACGACACCACCAGTGCAGAAGATAAGTCCAACGATGACGACGGCAACGAAGATGACACGTCCGATCTCTCTGAGCAAGTCGCCAAATGGAAGAAGCTGGCACGCAGCTGGGAAACCAAATCAAAAAACAACCTCGCTACAGCTAAGGAAGCCGAAACGGCGCTAGCGAACTACAAGCAACAGGTTGTAGATGATGTAGATGAACTGAAACGCACCCTCGCTACTGTCCAAGCGGATCATGCTTTGGTGATGGCAATTGTCGATGCTGGCACTGATCCCCGCACGGCGATGGACTCAGTGAGTTTCCTGCATGCGGCACACCAGTTGGACCACACCAAAGATGATTACAGCGCAAAGGTTGCTGAATTGTTGGCGGATAAGCGCCCAGGGCTACCCGGCACGGTGGAAGCGGCACGTGTGTTTGGTCGTGAATCAACCCCCGGCGACGCACCAAAAGAATCACTCGTTGACCTGATGATGCGTCACGGACAACTCAAATCAAAAGAAGGAGAATGACAATGGACTTTAAGCCAACTGTCAAGAACTACGCTGGCGGGTCTCTCGAATGGCTAGGTTCCGCAACCGGTACAGGTGATGCAATGAGCGTCACTCTAGATGTGACGCTCATTGCATCACCTGTACCGGTTGCGGAACCTAGCCATTCGAG